TAGGTCATCCCATTTTTTGATGGTATCTTCTTTGATAACACGAAGGTGCTTAAGACCGATGTTACCAACCATACCTGATTCTAATAATGCTCCCATTTTTAAAATATTTGTTTTTTTTTAATTCTTATTATTTTATTTTACTCATTAAATCTCTCATTCTTCTGAACTGAGGTGCTTCATAGGCTTTTGACTCAGCTAACATCTCTTGTGAAGATGATGTAGAAGGGGTTGATGTGATTTTATCAACAACAGCTTCGTTTACTGGTTTTTTAGTATCCAATTCTGCTTTGATTGAGTTAAAAAGATTTTTAGACTCACTTATAGTAGAAACGGAATCAAATCTTTTTAAAATTTCCATTTTCTCCTGTTTTGTTGTTGTATGTTCTGTAAACAATCTTGTTGCGTGAGCAAGGTTTGCATTGAATACAGCTACTTCATTCAATTTTTCTTTAAACAATACTAAAGCTTTTTTATACTCTTCGTTTTGTTTTTTAAGAGTTTGAACTTCCTCATTGATTTTTTCTGGACGTCCAGCTGCGAAAATTTTCTTAGGTAATCCACCTTTTTGGCCAAAAGCCTTTGAGTGAGCAGCTTCACCGACTTCTTCTTCGTGAGCTTCTTCCTCAGACTCTTCTTCAGACATTTCTTCTTCAGGCATGTCATCATCGTCGCCTAATTCGATTTCATAAACAGTCTCATCTTCTTCAGCCATTTCTTCTTCGTTCCATTCTTCATCAACTGATTCTTCTTCAGACTCATCTAACTTAATGATGTACTCATCATCACCATCTTGTAATTCGATATTTTCGCCGTCTTTTTTAACAATAATTCCGTCTTCATCTGACATTGCTTTGAAAACCTTTAATACTTCTTCATCAGAAGCTCCGGTTAAATCTAACATGTCATCAGAATCGTCATCACTTGGCATATCGTTTACTGATGGCATATCACCCATTTCTGGAGATTCGTCATCGATACCTTTTGATGGTTCATCATTTATCGAGGGCATTTCTTCATCATCAGCTTTTTCAGCATCATCTTCCTCTTCTTCATCGGAAGCTGGCTGTTCTGACATGTCTTTTGATTCCTCTTCTTCAGGATTCATAGCTTCTTCATCAGCAGCTACTTCTTCCTCTTCTTCCACTTCCTCTGATTCTTTAAGCAATTCGTTTAGTTCTTTTTTCATTACTGAAGAAAGTATACCCTTTGCATTTTGCTTTACTGCTTCTTCAAGTGTATTAACTTGAAGTAACGCTTGTTCTAAAATGGATTTTTCAGTCATTTTTTTTTATTTAATTTCTTATATAAATATGTGTATTATTAAAAAAATCTCATCTCCACATATAGAAATGAGACATTTTTTTGTTTTTTTATTTTATTTTGTTAAAAAACTATCCAGTTTACCCATTAATTTTTTCATTCTATCGTCCACAATCGGCTTCTGTTCTACTGTTTCATTGAATTTATCCTTATCAGCAACATCCTGGAAAACATACGCACCGGGTGTAGATGGTGACGATACTAAATCAAAACAAACTAACTCAAAATCATCTTGAACAATATTTTGACCTTTAACCTCTTTCAACGACCCAACACCCCTTGAAGAAATTCCTAATGTGACACCATTTATAAGTAACATAGCAGCTTGGTCACCCTTACAGCTAACAATACCCATTTTTTTAAATCCTGGAGATAACAATAGTTTTATTTTACCCATGAGTGTTTTACCATCCCACCACGTTTCTAAAATTGTGTGAGAAACTCTATCTAAATCGATAAGAGATGATGAAGGGTGATTTAATTCATTTAGAGCCGAGCCCTTTTTAATAATTTCTTGATATTTGGTATTTTCCCTTTTTAATAACATTTCGGGATAAATTCTACCATTCTTATTTGGGGTATCGAATTTTTGCAAAACGGCATACATAATAAAGTCCTGATCGGTATCTTTATTCTGCATTTCCGTAATAATATTTTGATTTTGTAGATCACTAGGTGAAATATGCCCAGCGTCATATTCAATTAAAATTCCCCTACCAATTTCATTCGGTCCTAATACTTTCATTTAGATATATTAATATATTGTATAAATACATCTAAAAATTAAATCAGTCCTTAGTTTTGTTGAAATTAAATAAAGCTTTATTTGATAAGCAATCGTCTACAACTACTTCAGAAAGAAATTTAATCAAATTTTTCACATTAACAGACTTAACGTCAAAGTGATTTTCGACAAATAACGTAATTTCTAAGTTCATAAAAGACCTCTTATCTAATTTAATTCCTTTTGTTTTGATGTCTAAATCAACAATAGATTCTTTTTTGAATAGATCTTTTAAATCAAACTCTCTAATTAACGCTTTTATTTCTCTTCTAGATTGGGAAATGATTTTATCAAAATTATCATCGCCATCTTTTGGCTTAACCCATGAATTTAATTTAATATAAATTGTTTTTAAATTTTTATGGTCTACAGTACCATATCCAATTTTAATTTCCTTGTATTCACCTAAAGGAATAAATTTTCCGATTTTCATTAATTTTTACATAATTTTACATATATTATGGTGTATATATAATATACGGAATTTTATCCTAATTAAAAAATAAAATAAATAAATTTTAAATAATATGTTAATAGTTGACGTTAAAAAAGGTATTGAAATTGCACTGAAGCAATACAAAAACAAAGTACATAAGGTGAAACAGGTTCAACAGCTTAGAGAAAGACAAGAGTTTGTTAAACCGTCAGTAAAGAAAAGAAATAGTGTTCTTAAAGCTATTTTTGTTCAAAAAACAAAAGATGGTCCTAGAAATTAGTCAAGACCATCTTTTAATTGTTTTAATCTAAAATAATTATACTTCGAAATTTCCATTTGTCCCACTTCCGAAACAACTGAATTTAATTTATTTGTTAAATCACTGTCCTTAGACTCATTTAACATGCTAGTTACTTTGGATAAAATATCTTCTTTTAGTGTTGGTATGTTTTTTTCTAAATCTTCGGTAGATAATGCTAAAATATTTTTTAATTCTTCTTTTTGATTCTCGTTTAATTTTTCTAAATACAAAGTATTAAAATTATTTGCTAAAACTGAATATAGTAAGTTTTCGTTGATTGTGAATGAATTTACTTCATTAGTGGTATTATTTTTCTTTTTTGTTAAATGTTCTACTAGTTTTTTCTTCGCAATTATTTTTTTATCTAAGTTATTAAAATTATCCTCTTCTAAAAGTTGATCTAAACATGAATATACCTCATTTACTTCACCAGTTACGTCACCTAACTGATTATCTAGTTCCTCACAAAACTTTGATATTTTTTTTGATTGAGTCTTTAGCAAACTATTTAATTCCTCAACATATAATTTAGCAGTATCTGAATTATCAAAAAATTTATTTTCAATTTCTTCATAAAACAAATACATTTCTTTGAAATCTTTATTTGTAACAATTTTAGATAAAATTTGTTTCATCTCAAATTTCTCACCAGATCCAAAAGATTCTGTTAGTTTTTTTAGAATTTTTGCTTTAATAACACCTATCTTATTCATTTTTAATCGTTTAAAATATCTTTTAATTTATTTTCTATTTCATAAATATTCTTCTGTGCCTTTTCTAAATTAAAAAGATCACTAATATCGTCAACATCACCAAGTACAGCTTTTATTTTACTATACTTTCTTTCACTTAAAGGTTCTGAAGCTTGATCTCCGGCCGCTGGAGATGGTGGTGGCCCACCCATAGGCGATTCGCCCCCAGGCATTTCCGCACCCTCAGCACCCTGTGCTTCTAATTTTTGTCTTTCTTCTTCAGATATACCATACTTACTATCAACCTCGTCAAACACGCCAGATCGTTTAATAACTAATTGCGTATTAGTTAATTCAAATCCCATAGCTCTTTCAAGACGCTGTTGTTGTAAATCCAAGATAACATCGTTATCACTCATACCTAAAATATTTTTCTTCGCCCAAGTGTGTGATACTGGGAGAATACCAACTTGAGATTGATCCGAAGTGGCGTCTTTATACAATGTGATTTTTTCTTTCCATTGCTCAATTTTAAGTAAATCGGATTGTGCAGACGGATTTGTTAAACCTAATGTAAAGTTTTCCAATTCATCTTCTAAACCTAAAAGGTATAAATGAATTAATGCTATTTTATTTAATTCTTGTACCAATGATTTTTGAATTCTATTGATGGTTCTAGCAAAACGAATATCCATCAATGCAAGATTCTTACCATCACCAACAACTTCTTCAAATCCTAAATAAGCTTTAGGTATACGAAGTGCCGCCAATAATTTTTTCTGAATATATTCAATATCAGCAATTTCACCTAAGTTTTGTGCACCAGCTAAAGTTTCAATTGGACTAGGTGCTGCTGGATCACGAACAGGAATAAAAAAGTCTTGGTCAACCGCCATTTGATTGTATCTCATGTCTACATTACCGTTTCTCTGATCAACAACAGTATCTCTTTTAAATTTACTTGCCACACGTTGTACATATGGTTCAATATCCTTATCATCCATGTTACCCACAAAAACTTTAAAGACACGTCTTTCAGGTGCCCTTGATGTTCTATAAATTAACATAGCATCTTCAGCAAGAAGTAATTGTTTCCAGATTCTTCTAATTTTATCCAACATAGAAGTACCATATGGTAGTTTTCTGTCATCACCTAATAATCTAAAGTGAGCCACTTCCCATGATTGGAATTCCATGTCTTTATTTTTCCAACTAAATCTTAATTCTCTTACTGGGGCTTTTATATCACCCTGATTTGGTGTTCTGGATTGAGCACCTTCCCATCTTTCTATTTCAATATTAGGTAGTTGTTGACAACCAATAATACCCTTTTCTGGGTCACTTTTCAAATAAACAAAATTATCACCGTACTTACATAGGTTTCTAGCCCACATTTGTAAGTTTGTATTAACATCTAACTTATTCTCAAACAAATCTGTTAAAATATTTTTAACTCTTTTTGATTCTGAATAAACTGTTAGAATATCCCCCTTTTCAGAAACTGTTGTAGATTCCTCAGAATATATGTCTAACGCTGCAGATATTTCTGGAGTAAACTCCATTGATTCATAATCATAATATGCTGCAAGTCTATTTGGTTCGTAATATACAGATTGATTATATAATGAATTATCCAATTTCGCCCATTTATCATGAAGAAATTGTGATTGTTGAGCCTGTAACTTCGCTTTTTCAAATTCAACAGGATCATCAGTTTTTAGTAATTCTTCTCTAGAAAAATTAAACGATGGTTGATTAATCGCTTTAGCATTATCAAAACCAAAAATTTTTGTTAACCTTTGAAAAATTGTTAAATCGTTATTTGCCATATAATATAAATACTATTCTAATTAATCTAATTAAAAAATATCAGATTATAAACCCTTTTTATTTGTACCAAATAACCATGAATATTGTTGATATTGATTTTTACCTGGGTTTGTTGTTGATGTGCCATTTGGCGACCCGTCTATAGACATTGCGCCAATTTGGTCTAATGTTCCACCATATGAGTAATGTGTAGTATCTGGTTCGTATGTTCTTTCTGACATGACCCAAGATTCTAACATCGCTTTATTTTGTTGTTCATTTCTTTTTAACTGTGTAAAAGATATGTCACCAGCGTACATCGCAATAGCAATACTCATAATGGCATCATCATGAGCCCCCTTCATATGATTTGGTTTCCCGTTTATATAAACAAAAGTGTTTAGTTCATTTAAAAGTCTATTTGATCTTACAATAAACCCATGTCTAAGCTGCTCTTCAAAACAAGCCACTATTTGTGTTCTCTTGTTATTAAAATTTATACCCGGTATTTTTTCTAATGCTTTTTGATTAAACTCCCACACATTTTTGGTGTTAAATCCGTCAATAAATAAATCTTTATAATTCATTTCCTGCAACTTTCTCGATGTCGCAACACCCATTCCACCAGTAATATCAATCACAATAAATGCGTTATATAATACGCCCCATTTATATGCAACAGAAGCTAAATCATCCGGTGGCATCTTGCCAAGATATTCCAACACTTGCTCTCTTTCATCAAAATCAATAATATTAATTGCGGAAAAATCATCACTATCACCTCTACTAACATCGACCCCCATAATATATCTGTGTCCTTCTATTGGCTCTTTCCATTGCCAAAGTGTACCCTGCATATATTTTTCATTAGGAGTTTTAATCATTGTTTTAGCAATTCTCTCCATTGCTTCTGCAGGTATAACACTATCCCCTGATCCCAAAAAGTCACACTCCAATTCTTGCGCAATCTTTCTTTTATCATATTTGAATTTTTTTGACATTGATTCAAACCAACTTGAATATGGTTGATACCCATCATTCATTAATTCTTCGTAATTCTCAATATCAAAATCCCTCAATACGACCTCATTGTCATCGTACTGTTCTCTATTAAGCATATAATGAACAATATCAGGAACTTTAATCCAAACCAAATCTTTTGTGTATCTTGGATCTTTAAACCACCTTAAATCGGTTATATGGAAATCATTAATACCTTTAATTGCTTGCTCATAAACACCATAGTAAATTGGATCATAACCATTTGGTGTTGAAATTAATATAATCTTACCACCGGTAGATAATGACGCCATAGAAGCCGCCCAAAAGTCTTCCCCAGCCTCAATATAAGCAGCTTCGTCGAATACAAGTATAGTTGGGGTATAACCACGTAACGCATCCGCAGAAGTTGCTACGGCTTTAACTTCACAACCATTATTCAAACGATATCTACTTTCAGAGTTTTTATCAGCAGAAAAACCAACATTAATCCAATCTGGCCATTGATCTAAAAAGTTTCTAACTTTATTAGCCATTTCAATTGCGGTATCTCTTTTGTTTGCAATGATCAAAACTCTCTCAGGATTTTCTGGTTTTGCTAGTTGTAATCTTTTTGAAATCCACGCAGCTGTTACTGTTGTAACACCCGCTTGTCTGTATTTTCTGGTTATGTTTTCATTGTATTGTTCATAATCCTTGAGTAATTGGATTTGATCTGGAAACAATTCTAATGGAACATATTTCTTTTGAGTATTATCATATGTTTGAAGATATGTCTTCAAAGCATATGGAGTATCTTTAATAATACGAGCATACTCTTTTAATTGTTCAATTTTGTTGTTCATATATATAAATACAAAAAGTGGTCAAATTTGACCACTTTAAGTTATCTCTTGTTTTAATTTTTATTTAAATGCGTCACTTATGTCAATATCATCCGGATTAATATCATCCTCTTCATCGTCATTGTATTCATCATATTCACGTTTTAATGTCATAGCTTCTCTCATAACCTCAACAAATTTTGCTTGCGCCAATCTATTTTTTGATTCGTCTGCGCTTACAACATTAGATATTATTTTTAAAAATTCTTTTGCGGGTATTTCATATAAAACCTGCTCAAACCAACTAATCAATCCTTTGTTTTCGTCTAAAAACATTTCATCCGGTAATAACATTCGTAATTTTTCATACAATTCTGGACCCATTCTTAATTGAATTGGTTCATTACTTAACACATCGGTTTGGCCCATTACCTTTTGAGCCATCGTTACGTCTTTTGGTAAACCATGTCTAGCAGTCGCTTCTTTTATACCTTTAATTAATTCATGGCACAAAACAGGGAACATAGTTGCTTTAGCAACAATTTTTGTATCCACTGGATGTTCGTCTTCACCACCTTCATCGCCACCACCATCTGCCTGATCCAAGTAGTTTTGGCCAATAACACCACTACCGGTTTGGCTCATTCTATCTATCATTTCATCCATAGTGAAATACATGAAATCTGTTATAGACATAACTCTTCTATAAAGTGGATGTAAAGCCGGATCAATTTCATCTAATCTAGCTTTTACTTCTGGCTTTTCGTATATGTGATGTGCTTTTTTTGCTGCA